CGGCATAAGTTGCCGTGGTTGCTTCATCATCCGCACTCCAGCCAAGGAACGTATATCCGGCTTTAACGAGATCGTGCGTGAAGCTTACAGTTGCGGTATCACCAATGTTATAAACTTCGGAATCAACCGGGACATCGCCACTATCCGCTCCATTAGCATCATATGTTACAGAATAGTCAATTGCTTCCCAGAACGCATAGAGCGTGACATTGGCCGCACCCATAGCAAACGATTCCGTTCCACCATCTGTGTAATCAGCCGCCGTAGCATCAGTTTCCGTTGCCCAACCACCAAATGTATAACCGGTGCGCGTGGGCAAAGATCCAGAAGTAAAGTCAACCGAAACAGTTACGCCCTGACGATAAACAGTCGAGTCTGTCGGAACACTGCCAGTTCCACCATTATCATCATATGTAACGTTATATGTAGTAATATTGGTGTGCGTTCCAACGTCAACCTTGACATTGACAGCATCCTTACCTTCGATGCTCGTCTTGCGAACAACGTGGAAGGCTACTTTATAATTGGATAGATCAATATCAGTCCCGTCAACAGGGATAAGCTTGCCATCTGTATTGGCGACAAGTACAGTCGCGTTTGCAATGATGGTGTCATAATCCTCACCAGTAACATATACAATGTTATCTTCGTCAACAAGCAACTGCTGTCCATTCCACGCTTTCAGCAAAAACGAATTTAACTTAGAGCCGTAAGGAATAACACCATTGCGATATCTTTCGTCTCCGGTAACATCGTTAAGTGCAATGTAAAGATTTGCGGTCTGTGCTACTTCGCTCGTACCCGCAACAGGAGCATCAGCTTTCCCGTCAGATCCAGGGGTATGAATATACCCTTGAATGGTGCCAGCTTCTATATCAGAAACAATGCACGGATCAAGCTTTGCGTTTTTCTCCATCATTCCGAGGGTTGTTACTCGAATCATATTATTGCCCCCTTAGAAGATGTTTGTGTCAGTTTCGCCCTCAACTGGGTCAACGCCAGAAAAGATGTCTTCAAGAGTCTTATTCGCGGCGTTTTGCTCTGCGGCAACCTGCTCGGCGGCTTTCGCGGCTTCGCGCGCTTTGCGTCCAATATCTGCAAGAATCTTGTTCTCTACAGCATTGATCTCAACAGTTGCGTTGAGGGGATCTGCCATGAAAGCATCAATGTCTTCTTTTGCGACGGCAACCTGATCTTCGGCATATTGCGCTAACATTGCGTTCATTTCGCCCGTTTTAGCTTCAAGTTCGGCTTCCGCCATCTTCTTTTTGATAAGTTCACTCTCAGCATAAAGCACATCGAGTTTGTCCCAAGCTTCCTTGCGCTCGGCCTCGACCTGTGCAAGCGCCGCCTTCAGTTGATCGACAGTAGCATTTTGTTCGGCAATTTGCGCGTTCTGCTCTTCAATCTTCTTATTGCAGGCTTCCACTTCATTAATCTTTGCCATGACTTCGGCAATCATGGTTTTGATTTCATCCATGTTTTGTTCCTCCTGTGGTTCAATTTTTTCATTCAGCTCCAGAAAAACAGAAGCTTTATCGCTTGGAACAATACCAAGCACTGCAAGACCGCTGTATTCAAAAAGAACCGGAACACGTCCGGTTTCATACTTTCCGTTCAGATAAGTAATTGCTTCTTGATCAGGCTGTCGTACAATCTCTACGCTACAATCTGGACGATCTCCAGCCGCAAGCCGTTTTTCAAGTTCTTGCACAAAGTTATTGTGTCTCATTTGGTCAATAGTTCCTTCACCAACACACACTCGTTTAATAACGCCGTTAATTTCCATGTCGGTGATGTAGCCACGTTCAAAGTTGCCTATAATGGTGGCATTATCAAAAACTGGCAACCCATCAATGATGTCTGTATTCCCGTGACCGCATAATTCTGTTTCGTCATCATCAAGAAATTCAGCCGTTAAGCTCATGCCTTGAATGCTGTCAATATTGGTTTGGCAATATTGCTCAATCCAGCAACAACCATTGGCATTGTATTCCGAGCCAACATTTCCCGAAACACAACTGTCGGGGTAGACTTCGTGCAAAACCGCTTTAAAATTTCTTCGCCCGCTTCGCTTTTTCTTTGCTGATAATTCAAATATAGCTATAAGTCATCACCGCCCTCCTGCTATTTGGTCGAAGGCTTCGGCTGAGCATTCGCATTATTCTTTCTAGTCGATGCCGTACTTGCATTCGTCACATCTTCAACTGGTGGACGCCCACCCGCGTTAGCCTGACCCGCCGAAAGCGTGAAACTTGTTTGATGCACCGGCAAACTCTCCAATTCGAGGTCTTCTTCGAGTTTGACGAGATCTAAAAACGTTTCGGTTTCAATACCGCTCGCGGCTGCCCACATTAACAAAGAACCCTTACCTTGTAGATAAAGGTCTTTATGGGATGCAATAACTTCTTTTCGATTTAAAAATGTAATGGGAAGGTATTGAATCTGAACTGAATTATTTGCATCCTGTATGAATTGAGCATTGATAACCTTGTTCAATTCTGAAGTAAGCAACTCAACAACCGCAAAGATTTGACCGCTAATTAACTGCACATTCATATTAAGCGACGCATAACTCGCATTTGGTGCGCTACCGCTCAATAGCGATCCCGCAAAACCAAGATCCGCTGCGATATCATCACGCAATGTGGACTCATACTTATTGTCAAGCAATTCAATCGAGTCGGTTTTCACTTTGTCGATTTTTGTACCACTTGCAACGCTGAAGAACGAAATAGAATTGACGGCACCTTTTCCCTGTAAGCCATTCCGAACCGCATTATGTTGATTTTCTTGCTGTGTTTTGCTCAGCGAAGAAATACCCTTCTTATCTGATTCTGGGAATGTTTGGTAATATACCTGATTCCGCAAATCATTCAGAACAGTGCGTTTTGTGCTCAAATACTCAGAAGCATAGAGTGCATTTGCGATTGCACCTAAGCACAATGGGCGACCAAACGGCTCAATGCGCTTGGCGCGATATTTTGTAGCAATAGTGTGATCGGTTGATAGGATCAGCCAATTATTTTTCGAACTGCCCGCACTGTTATATGCGGCATAACCATCGCGAATCTCTTTCGGAAATCTGCGTAGTTTCTTTTCAGTCGGTTCATTGCCGTTGACGTTAAAATAAGTCAAATCAAAAGCAACAATTGGCACATCATATTTGTAACCAACAATCTTACATGCATCAACCGGAAGAGTAATAACTGCCGCTACAACCTTCTTATCCGCATTAATCTCAACAATGGTTTGAACCTCATAGTCGCTTAGAGTTTTTGATGCGTCATTAGGGCGTTCAAGAACTTCAAGATAGGCATAATATGCACCATCTATCAAGTTAGAGAACAGACCATCGCGAATTATCTCTTTGTGGCGAATCTTATCAATAACCGATTTTGCAAGTTTGCGGTTGCTCTTACGCTTTGCTTTATCGTCTCCATGAGGGACTATGATATAGTCAAGCGTTGGCAAACTAACCGAATAATCAATAACATTGGTAATAATGCCACTGCTATTATAGAGTTTGCGTGATAACTCGCGAAGTTGCTGATTGTTTGCCATTGGATCAGATAACATATCTTTGAGTTCATCTTCATCATACTCATCAAAAATATCGCAACCCAATAGACCAGATGCAACGCTAATTCGACTATAATAGCTATTGTTCTCATTTATTGCCGAGAGTTCGGACTGTGTTTCGACCTTTGGTTTCGGAGGGCGACCACGCTTTTTCTTAATTTCTTCCAATTCGCGTTCCTCCTTTCTTAGTTAATAAACACGCACGCTTCATAAGCGTCACTTTCAGATAGCAAATCTTGTTCTAAGCAAGTAGCAAAATATATACCATACGAAACCGACGTGTATCTATCTTTGTTATTTCCACTGACTTCACTCAATTTTATGATGCCCGTTTGTGGCAACTTTTCGTACATGAGTTCTATCGTTTCATTGATGAATGCTTGTGTTTCAAGATATGGCTGTTCAAAGAAGAATTGTGTATCTAAATCAATGGAATTTTGATACTCCGAAATGCGCGGCAGTAGTTCTTCAAGCGCCGTGTTATGACTAACAAGCAAATCTACCATTCCATCCATGAATGAATTACGTGTAGCATTTGCAATATCGCTATTTATTCTCTGACTCGCATCGATAGCAAATAGGCAGGCTTCAGCGCCTGGTGATTTAATTCTTGCGGCGATGGTTTCATTGTTCATGCATATCCAAGCCGGATATTCAACGCCTCGATCTGGGTCATACATTACTTTTGCACACATATCGTAGATTGCTATACCAGCATTTCGAGTGTCGAGCACGATATAATCACATTCGAGATCATAAAACAGTTGTTTTATACGGATTGCTTGTCGCATAGTGTCACCACCCTGCACGCTTTCCATATAAGCAATCTGTTTTCTGTAGCCTGAACGCACTTCTTTCTTACCATTTTCGATCTCATAACTCTTCGATTCTGGCAATAGCCTTAAACAAGAAAAGATCGAATTGTCGTTTCCTTTGCGCTCGACAAATGCCATATCGCAAGACAAAACGCGAAGTTCTCCTTCGCGCTTCTGGACTGCGTATGGATTTTTCTTCTTGGTTGCCGCATCAATCGCAAGCATAGGATAGAGGGGACGCTTTAATCGTTGGTTGCGAGCCAACAGATCATAGGTAAAGAATGCATTGACACATTCAGAAATCATCCAGTTCTCGTACTCGATGCCCCAACTTTGCTTGTCAAACTTCCGTTTATCAGCAAGTAAGACTTCGCGCGATTTGATGCCGTGGCGCAAAGTAATAGAATAGTCAAGTGCCATTACCATCGCAGATTGAGACGCA